TTATCCCCAAATTGCCAGCTCAGCGGCGGGAACTTGAACCCACTTCTCGTGCCCCTCTTTGTAGATTTTGGTACTCCGAGCGTCAGTGTGAGCAGCACGAGATTGAGGGTCATGACCCGCTTTATCGTACAAGTGAATACTTAAGCCTCGAATCTCATGAAACGTTGGCCGACAATCTACAGCAATACTCTTTTTAACCTTTGCCTGATCTCTAAGCTTGGAAAAAAAGCGGCTCAAATATTTTCGGTTTACTTGAGTAAAGTGATCACAGTGTTGGCTGACTTCATTGCTGAACTTCTCTGGCAAACGATGCACTATGTAAGGAGAGTCAACATCGTCCTTACTATCCTCGATAATTTTCAAGAGTGACCTCGTCACAGGGATAACCACTCGGCTCGCTTCTTTGGTTTTAACCTTCCTACGATGAATTCGGAGATGACCAAACACTTCCACACCATCCTCAACCGCCGGTTCGCTGAGCCAAGTGATGTGCTCATATTTCATAGCACATACCTCATTAACGGCGTGTGTTGTCTCGAGAGAAAGATCCATTGCAATTCGCATCCACTTGGGAGCAATTGCCCAAATGGTTTTGTACTCCGCCAACGACAGGCGCTGGCGCTGCTTACCATCCTTTGGCTTACGCTTTTTTCGCTTAGCAGGGTTATCCACCATCACGGATTCATCTACCGCATAATCGAAAACCTTAGACATGAAAGCGATCCACCGGTTAAAGACATTATTCGATTTACCTGCAGCAACGACATCGAGAACCATGTTCACATCATCAAGCGTGATGGACATCCCCACTCTATCTCCAATCAAAGTCTTGAGTTTTGAAAGTCGGTTGTCGAACTCATCTAATGTCGACTTCGTAGGCTTCTCTTCGTCAGCATAACGAGCTGAAACGCGGTCAAAGAATGAAGAAAGCCTTGCGACTGATTTACGATGATGAGGTTTGATTAAGTCTAAGTTAACCGGATGGGATATTTCAGGATCCACTCTATAAGTGGCGTTGTATCTTCTGGCCAATGCAATTGCTCGGCTCTTATCGTGGCCAAGGGATTTACTGCTATTGTCGATGCGCCGAAAAACATACCCTTTCTTACCTTTAAAATAGAGACCTTCAGGCAGGTCTCTATACTTACTACTTCTTGGACGTGGCACGGTCACCTCAATACTAATTAGTGAGAAAGCAGTTCATCTAACAAAGGATCACCGCTCGAGTTCTTCTCTTTTTCCAGGTCTACATAGTATGACCGCCCTATCCGCTTGCCTGGCAACGTACCTAAATCGATTTCTCTACGACAAATCCGCACATCTGGAGCACCACCATTAGGAAAGCGAATTTGACGCCAAATATTCAACTTCACCAACATAAACAACCTACCCACAGATATTTGAAAAAACCTGTGAACCTATGGAATGAAATTTTCTATCTGATTGAATTCAGTTACTTAGAATCAATCTGTCTATTATTTCGTCCTCAGATTGCCGCCTGAGGCCGGAAAAAACCTATGGGATAAACCATGTATCCCATAGGTTTGGTTGGAGCCATGAGCATAGTTTTGCCGACTATGCTGCTTTTACTATTCCCTTAATCGTTAGTGATTTGAGTACGGAATCAACCCACTCAGCTTCCGCTTCCAATTGACCAATTCTTCGCGCTCTGGCCAGCTGAGCCACAACGTCTAACTTCATAGTCGGTGATGCATTGTCATCTACTAACTCATTAAGTTCTTGCCGAATTTTTCCACTCAACTTAGCGAAATATGAGGTATTGGCGAGAAAGAGATGAGCTAAAGCTTCGTCTTGAACACGAGTACAACTGGGCTCAGCATCATAAGACTTAACCAACTCAGCACGACCAAACGGGGTTAAGGAATAAACTTTCTTGTCAGGTTTCCCGACTTGAGGAATGTGCTGGCAACTTGCGAAACGATTCGCTTCCAGCTTGGCCAACTCTCGATAAATCTGCTGGTGCGATGCTTTCCATCCCTTATCGAGAATGAGTTTAGAGAGGTCATAGCCGGTTAAAGGCTTTTGGCTAATTTCAGCCATGATGATGAGTGGTAAATTTGATAGAGACATGGTTTATCCTTCTTCGGTTTAAAAAATTGATCAACAGTGATGGTTCAGCACTCGAACGGTGACATCGAGGTGCAGTGATGAAATCCCGAGCTTGGTCGCAAGGCGTTTACGGTTGTCGGCATCGAGATTGATGGCACTGGCCAACGTCTCGAATTTATTCTCATGACCGCTCATATCGTGCTTTTTGCCTTCGATATATGGCTGGTCTAAACCCGCTTCCTCGTACACTTCTGCGATCAGTTTCGCGATGTGGTTAAGGGGTTTCTGTTTAGCTTTTGGCATCTTGCTTTACCTCTTTACTGAGTGTTTCAAACTCTTCTTCGTTACAAATTAGGAAGCCCCCAAATCCCGTCTCACGGTGAAGCACTCCCTCGGCTATGATGCGACCTTCCAACACGTCACAAGCATGTTCGACCGCATCGTTAAAGCTTGGAAAAGAACCAAGCTGCATGTTCACGACTTCTTTGGTTTTCGTGCTCAAGGCCAAAGAGCCGTTTTCATCCAAATAAGCAGCGATGTAGTTATTCAATTAAGATCCCTTAGTTCAGAACAGCTCATCGGTAACACACCGTTTTTCTCTTGTCCCACTAACTTTCCGCCACCAATCCAGCCGAAAGAGAAAACCACATATCCATCTTGTTGGGCGTAGTTCGTGATGTACTTAATGTAAATATTCAGATAACGCTCACCGTGTTCTTCGATGAGCATCACTCTGTCACCCACTTTGAAATCACGATCGTTCTTGCGAATTTCAAAGGTTTTATCGCCACGGATAATGGCTTCTAGGTATTCCGATTTAATCTTGAGTTGATGATTGGCCATGGCTCATTCCTTAGCCTTTTCAGCTAAGCGTTGGTAAATGGCTGAAACATACTTAGCCTGGTGAACTGCATCAGATAGGGCGTCATGGCGAATACCTTCAAAAGGCATGTCACGCTTAGGGTCAAAACCAAGTAAGTTTTTCCCTAGGTCAACCATCGTTCGAACATCACGTTCATTCCAGAACTGCCAAGGAACATACTGCTCACCTAAGCACTGGATAATCGTGTTTTTCAGAATTACACAGTCAAATGATGAGCCATTACCCCAAACTAGCGGTTGCCTTGAACCACTGTTAACAAACTCTCGAAATTCATGCAGAGAAAGATTGATATTTTGTGCTTCTGGACTATTCAATACCGCTCGGGCTTCACTGCTTTGCTTCATCCACCAAAGCACTGTACTGGCATCAATACATCCACATTTTTGAGAGCTTTCTAGAGAAATAATGCGGGAGAATGTTGCTCCAATTTCTCCTGTCGAAGGCTCGAAAAAACAAGCACCAATAGCGACGATCGCTGCATTGCTGCTATTCCCCATTGTCTCTAAGTCAATCATTAGGTCTTTCATTTCATATCCTTACTGGTTAGTTTCTTTCTCACGAACATCGTCTGGAATGGTTGGGAACAGGCCGAACTCGCGCAGGTTCTCAACGCCCAGAGCGACAAAATTAGCAACGCGCTTACCGTTAATGGATTTCTCGTGGCCATCTTTCAGCACCACTTTGGCTTCCTTGAGCTGCTTCTTCAGAATGCGATCGCTCTTCACAGGCAAGCTGTCAAACTTGGCTTTCAATGCAGGGCTTTGGCTGATGTGCTGCATGATGTGGCTAGTACGAACCAGCAAGCACAGCTCCCCCTCAATCCAATCGAACGAAAACGGGTGGCGGAAATGCCCTGCATCCATCTCGCCCAGGATAAGTTCCATAATCCACACCCACGGCTCGCGCTCTGCTTCCGTTTCGCGAATGTGCGCATTCATCTCTGTCACCAAATCTTGAATAAAGTGACCATAGTTACTCGCTGCACCGGTGAATTCGCAGAGCAAACGCCACGTCAGCATCAAACAGGCATAGTTATCACGCATACGGTTCGCGCCATTGTCGTCAGGCTTAGCCATACAACGTTTCGAAAGGTAATCAACACACTCGCGGTAGGCGCGCTTCATTTGCGGTCGAGTGTAAGAAGTCAGGTACAGGATCCAGTTTTTAACGGGGAAACGAGGCAACTCATCAGGAATCATGTCGCCCTTACGGCCAGTCAAGTCAGAGCGCACCAGCTTGCCAAGTAATGATTGCACCGGCACGTCTTCACCCGCCAACAGCACCGGCGCAATACTCAAGAATTCGGTCATATCCGTACCGCGGCGAGTAATGGTGTATTGGTAGCTCTCTTGCAGCATGGCCACCGCTTTATCAATCACACCTTGGCCCTGAGCAGATAGCTCCTCCCAGCCCACAGGGTGAGAGGTGTGCGATATCGATGTCAGCAAACGGAACTCGGTTTTCAAGCTCTGGCCAGAAAACATGGTGAAGGCCAACGTGCGCTCAAGTGATTTCACCAGCGTTGATTTACCCGCGCCTTTCCCCGCATTCAGCATGTAGTGAGGCCAGAAACCTAAGAAGGTTTTGATGTGCGCACCCAAGCCCCAAACCAATAGCATCAACGCCGCGTTGTTTTTGAATGTCGCATGGTATGCCTCAATCACACGCAGAGCCTGCTCTGGAGAGCCCGATGGAAACTGTAAATTGTGGTAAGGGCACTGCTGTGTTGGATCAGTAAAGAATGAGTCCGGCCCTTCGTTTAAAATCGCTTGGCCGTTATGCCAAGCAAGCCCAACAAAGTTAACCGCGTTGCGCTCACCAAGGTGGGTGGCGCGCTCGAGAATCGAGATCATCCGTGTGAACTTGCCTGGGTTAAAAATGCCGCCGCCGACCCGACGCCAAACATCGATGTTGTAAAGCTGCTCACGCTTGAGCACAAAACGGGTAAGCTCAGTTGGTGAATCAGGCGTTTGAATCGTGGCTGAGTAAACCTTCGTTGGCTGCAAATCGGGTTCGCCTGTCATGGCCGAATTCGCTGATGAAATCGTTACTTTCGATAAGCCGGCAATGCGGAACGAGCACACATCTTGTGGGATCTTCTGCTCGCCTTCTTCATTGGTGACAATTTTCAAATAGCTGGTGAAATCAGGCTTCACTCGAAACAGCCAGTACAGTGATTGATCGTGATGTGGCAGCGGCAAGCGCTTAAACTGGGCGTTCTCGAACTCACCTTCTTGCCCTGCAATAAGCCATGGCTCGAAATAATCCAGCGCATACTTGGTCATTTGCGTACCGTGCTTACGCAGATAATCGTTCAGGTCATTAATCTCTTCCCACTTCCCGCCGGATTGATCAACAAGGAAACATGGGATGTTAAGCGCCGTGCATCGCTCATGAACAATCCATGCTGCTTCTGGCCCCGGTCTGTGGCCTTTTCTTGCTCCTTCCGCAATCGGCTTGTCATTATCAAAACAACAAACCACACGCTTGCCAGATAGGAATCGCCAGTCGATTTCTTCTACCGCTAATCCACGAGTCGCAATCGCCGTCACCGGTACTTTCCCTTTACCATTTGGGTCATAAGCTGCAATGGCAGAGATGGCATTAATCGCAGATTCAACCACAATCACCGTTTTCGCCCTCTTAAGCGCCATTTTGTCAGGGATATAGGGATAACCGCGCTTCTCGCCCATCGCCTTAGTCTTGTTGTCACCGTTTAGCGCAGGATCAAAAAATCGAAAATCTATCCCCACCACTTCATTGGTAAATAGGCAGCGGCTCGGGAACGTCACTGCAGGGCCACCGTAACCCAACTCACCAGGGTTTTTGCTTGGGCTTGTCCAGTCGCTGTAACCGAAAGCGCCGCGCTTTTGCAACATATCCACCACATCAGCAGGAATACCGCGCTCATCAATCAAGTAAGCTCGAGCATCACTCGCAACCGCAGATTGCTTTTCAGCAACCCATGCCAGTTGGCTTTGGGGTTTTTGTTGCTGAGGGGCAACATCGTCCGTGGGAATATTGAACTCTTCATGCAGCCACTTCATCGCTTCACTGGCATCCATCGCTTGACCGCAATAGATCACCAAATCAAGGCATGACCCCTTCTCGCCAGACGTATGATCTTTCCACATCATGTAGCCGGCTTTACCTGCATCAAAAATACTCACGCTCGGGTGCTTATCTGGGCGGTTGGGTGCGCGGTAGTTACCATTTGGGTCAGGTCTTTCCATACCTAAACGGTCAGCCAATTCGTGTAAGTCAATCAGTTGTTTTAGTTGTTCTGCGGACGCCATAAAGCGTGCCCCCTATTCTGTGTAGTTCTACCCCAATTGCGACAGGGCCAAAGTGACGTTCTAACTCTTGCTTAACTTGCTGAAACTCAGATGACTTCAATAAGTCAGCCATGGTGGGGTGATTCTGCTGAATGTGTGCCCACACCATCTGCTTTTTGTCCGGCTCTAAATCGCTGAGAGTGACAGAAGGCATCACGAGTCGAATTAGAACCGGTTCGGAGTACCAGAGCGGACATTTCCACCCCGGATAAGCATTAAAGGTCGCAGGCATAAATCCGCCTTAAGCAGGCTGACGCAAGCCAAAGCTCTTCACTCAAGTTACAGCTGTGCGTCAGTTGCTGTTTCTCTACTTGCTCAGGTGGTACATGCTTCATCTCTTCCACATCGAGCTTAATGTGGCCTTGCTGCTCCCAGGCTGAGAACACAACATCCAACTCATCTATAAACGCTTGGCGGTTGATATAGCCCTGCTGACGAACCATCTGGTTTTCAAGCTTGAAAAGACAAGCACGTTCAGGCGCACTAAGCTTGGTCGCGGCGATTCGGTTAGGCATGCGCACCTCCCAAATACCAGCTAGCGAGCTTGCGTGTTGGGCGCAGTTGGTAACGCGCCCACACCGAGTGCTCATTCAACATGCTGAGGAAAGTGTCCAAGTAACACTCAGGCACACCGTCACTAATCAGCCACAGCCGGATATCGCCTGGATAAACCCCAAGACGATCCGCCACATATTCCGTTACTTCACGAGAGCTCCCTTTACTTGAGAAACGATGCAAATTGACGTTACGCAAAGCGGCAGAAAGCGCATTGCGACGCATCGTAACCAAGGCTTCATCTAACGTGATTTGAACTTCCATGCTTACTCCTCAGTTCAGTAGTGGGTTGAAAACGCCGCTACAACACGGTCTTTGCTAACAATCACAGGGGGTTCACCAACCATCTTCACCACAACGTTCGCCCCTTTATCTTCACACCACTCCACTAAAGCGGCGGTGACACGGCTACCCTCAAAACTGATCACGTGGCCACGGCTGATTTGTTCGGCTGGCATTTGCCAAAATTGCGGTTCAATTAGCGGAAACATGTGCTGGCCTCCCGCATTGCTACGGCAATGGACTCTTTATCCGGTGCGGTATAAATCGCCGTGGTAGAAAGGTTGGAATGCCCAAGCACAGCTTGAACACGGCGCAACGCATCCGGTGATGTGGTTCGCCCTAAAAAACGAATCGCCCAGGTATGGCGCAGCCAGTGCGGTGTACCATCTGGCACATTGGCTAACCGGCACCATGTAGAGAAACGGGCTTGGAATGAACGGCGACTCATCGCTTGACGATTGCGGCTCAAGAACAATGGGCGCTCTTGCCGTGGAATGTCCCACTCAATCGTTGCCGCCATTTCTTCATGAATTTTTAAAAGCTGTTTCAGGGCATGAATGGCCGATTTATTTAAAGCGATCGGATGCTTTTTCTGATTTTTCGCGTTCTCGCGGCTGTAAATCAGGTAGCCCTCTTCAAGGCTTTGCTCCGCTTCTCCCACGGTTAAACCAACCATGGGCAGGTTATAGCGCTTAGCCTTTTCGGCATCCGGGCCAGCAAGCACACCTAAGCGCACGGCAGTTTCACGCATCAGCAGCATCCAGTAATAATCACGCTGCGCGTAAATGCCGTAGGTTTGCTTCACCGTGTTGAACAAGCGCTTCTCTTCTTGCTCAGTGAAATAGTGCAAAAAATATTGAATGGATGATGCAGAGTTATTCATTGCTAAGGTTGTCATGGCCTACCTCCTTTGGCTTCGCCGTTGAATTAACCGTTAACCAGAGCGCGCAAACGCTCAAGCAGCTCAAGTGCTGCCGCAAACGTATGTTGCAGTTCGCGCTCAATACGCTCGAATTCTTGAAGCTCGATGTCCCCATCTTCTAAGGCATCGGCAATGGCACGGTTAACATCGCCAATTTCGGCGTGCCAACGGCTGTAACAGTTGAGCAGTTCCACATCAGAAATCGCTCGGTAGTCACCAAGGTAGTAAATGGAATAATTCAGCTCGGAAGCAATGGAGCGGAGGATTTGCACATCTTGCGTGAACAACATCAGCTCTATGGCATCAAACAAACCCAGTTTGTGGCTGGACTGATTAGGGTTGATCTCGTTAAGCAACACACCCGGTCTTTTGTTTAGGTGCTGCTCAACAGATACGGTATTACCATGCTCTTTCAGCGTTTGGTATAAAGCGTGTACCACCTGCGGGAAAGTGCAGGCAGATGAAGGAACGATAGCAGTTTGCATCGTAAGCTCCTTAAAATTGATACGTTTCCAATTTCAAAAGCCTGCGCTACAATCTACCCCAAGGATGAAATGGTGTTGGAGCCGTGAGCATAGAGGTTGTCGCCTCGCTCTTTGTCCTGGGGTAGACTGCCTTTGGGCAGGCTTCTCGCCCTTACAGGATTGCCGTCCTGTAAGGGTTTTTCTTTTACTGGTCTTTTTCTTCTTTCTTCTCTAATAGTTCGATAGGTGGCAGAGGTGTTTTCAACTTCATGCACAAACGTTTAACTCGTTCTACACATATCTGCTTTGAAAACTCATTACTGGTGCGTTCAAGTTTTCCTAAAAACGCCAGTAACTGATTACCTAGGGATGACTCCTCAGCATTTGAAATTTTTACGATTTCTTGTAACTGGCGTTCACATTCAATGAAGTAGTCACGCATTTGGAAACCAATATCAGACTTCTCTAACATACAAAGGTGCTTAGCCATTTCAACGGTTATCGTGTATTCAGTTGATGGTCTTCCACTGGTACTTTTACCCAAATTTGG